GACGGCGTAATCAATGCGATCAGGTCTTACGTTGAGTCCGACTGCCTGCACCATTGCTTCAGCACGTACAAGACGGAGGTTTGCATTGCGGATCGCCTCGCTTTCCTGCTTTTCGTAATCCTCGACTCGCTTCTGAAGCGCCGACAGATCGTTCTTTTCTGCCTCAAGCCTTGCGGCTTTGTCGGTCTTAAACGCCTCGATCGCCTGCGTCACTTCTTCTTCTGTTAATCCCTGCTTGCGGTAGTAAGCCGCTAAGGCTGCCCGCTCCGCTCTCTCTGAACGTTCTCCAGCGATGCGTGCTGCCTCTTCCATGTCGATCCCGACTTTTTGACCGTCGGCTGTCTGCTGTTGTTCGAGCGCCTGTTCGGCTCCCGATATCTCGGAGCCGACCTGCTCAACAGCGCTTCCCACGTCTTGTTTACTCATGTGGTTTTCCTCCCGTTTAACGCCCGTCGGCTTAATTCCCGTTTATTGCCCGTCGGCATGGATGCCGGTTGACGGACTTGAACCGTCACAAAAAGGTAAGGAGCCAACCTTCCGTCGCCTGCACCGGCATAAAAAAAGGCGCCCTCTCGGACGCCCTTGTAATTAAGTTGTAAACGGCTAAATGCTATGCACGGCTACTTGCAAGCTTGCGCCTTTCCTGATCCGTTTTAAGCCATACTGCTTTATTTGCTTCTCCCTCTTTTACGGCTTCGTCGTACGTGTCGCCAACACCGATACACCCTTTAAGGTCAGGGTATTCGCATATCCACTGCTCCGTGCCGTCCGCCTCGGTTATCTGATATACAATGCGATCAACTTGCGTAACTGTGAATATCATGATGCCTCCACCTCTGCTTGTACGATTCCTAGCAGTTCCTCGCGCTGCGTGTTGCGTCTTAACTGCGGATTAGCATGAAGATGCTCTCTCATGCGATCTTGCCACTCTCGAATTTTCGCCTTTGACTTTATCGTTGTTTCTGGCGTCAATGACATCGCAAGCTTGCGTTTCCATGCTCGTATTTGCCGCTCGATGTATCTCTGCTTTTCCTCCGCCTCGTAATTTGTTCGCGTTTTGTCCCAAGGCGATGCCGTCGGGATCTCCGTGATTCCCTCGAAGAACGAGCTAATGGCGTGTCTGCAATTAGGTCCGAGAAAATGACTTGGAGGCTTGATCGCCTCACTCAACAGCGGATGTTTGCCGTCAGGCTTCCCGGAGGCAAACACGTCATCGATAAGCACCTTCCCTTGCCACGGCTGACATGTTGGACACGTGCTATGAAGCGTTGGCGAGATGACAAGGTATTCCCCCCATTGATCGCGCTTCGCGCCTTGAGCGGTCATCTGCGCTCGCCTTGCGCTCGTTCTAAGCGCCATCTCAACGTATGACGCAACATTGACACGCCGCCCGTCTTTATACTCGATAGCGTTCAGGCCCTTGTCTGCCGCTTCCTGTGCCGCCTTTTCGACGGCTTGCTGTAACGTGTAACTCCCTGTCTGAAACATGACATCGGCGCGTTTCACGATATCCTCATAGATCGCTCCCGCTCGCTGTGCCGCACCGTAACGTGCAAGGTTCATATCGCGCCTCACATCTTCAAGCACGATCTCTAATCGGTCGCGGTTGACCTGAAAGAACGTGCTATCTCCCGGAGGCTCTAGCTTGATATCAATGTAACGCGTTTGATCTAAGGCTGATCCCTCTCGGATTTTTGGTGCTCTGATGCCGGGCTTTGTTGGAACGACCGCAACCCTCCACGGAGGCGCCGGCGGCGTCTCTGCCGTCGGAAGATATTCCCAAGGCACACGCTCGCCCGCTTGCGTGTAAGCATCAACGATCTCTTTGTCGAAGGTGTCCGCGCCGTCAATGAACGCTTGCTCGATCTCTCGCTCAATGACCGGAGATATCTCATTGAATGCCCGGCTGACTCTTCGGCTAAGGCTTTTTCTTAACCGCCTCAAGCTCTTCATCTGAATCGCTTGCCATTGGGTCCACTTGAACCCCTCCCGTGTTTCCTCGGCTCTGTGACGGCTGAGGTTCCTTTTCATTGACTCGAACAGGTCTAGCTCCATCTCGATCAATACGTTCATTATCCAGTCGATCCATGTCATCTAACATATCCTCCTCCGGAGCGAAACCATGCGGTCTAGGCTCATCGACAACCATGATTCCTTTTTCCATCTTGATGCGCTCGATCTCTTTCTCGATCCACTCATCGTCTTGAGTGTCTCCCCAAAGCGTCCGCACCTGCGCGTCAATGCTCATGATGTTTGTCGTCGCGGCCTTACCGACCGTCTCAACTTGCGCTTCAAATGACGGGTTTGCGTATTCTCCAAACTCGACTTTGACGTCGTACTCTTTCGGTGCTTTTCGCTGGTGTGTTGCGTGTGCGTTGAGCACTACGCTCACAAGCTCCGGGATGACCTCTTGCAAGACGGAGAGAATCTTCTGCCGCGTGTACAGTGTTGTCTTTTCTTTCTCCCTTTGCGCCTCCGCATTGTCTAGTTTTTTCGTGTCAATGCCTAATGTTGACGGAGAGATCAGACCTTGAAGACACATGTCAAGGTTGTTGATGTAACTTCCTAGATATCCCTCGTATTGGATTACAGGTTGCTCTGTGAGGATTCGAGATTGTCCGTTCTCGTTCATTGGATCGCGCATGGCTGTGAATTGGTTGTCGAGAGGATTGACAGACATCATTTTTCCTGTTTCAGGATCACGCGGAATCATCGACTCCGGGATGTATCGCTTGATGCGCCCAAGCCTGATGGCGTCCTGCCATTGCGATACTGTCTCGTCTAATGCGTCGAATGCGTCCGTCTTGCTATCAAAGATCGAGCACCCTCGACCTTCCCATTTCGGTGAGTCGTATACCTTGAACGGAACGGCGAGAATGAAGTCCGCTCCTTTGTATGTGACGTTCACTAAACTTTCAAGCTCTTTCACCTTGTCCATCGCAACGACCTTGCCGGAGGCGTTGCGCAGCTCATAATTGACGTACCCTTTGCCGTATGTCTCGGCGAGCGTATACGTCTTCTTTTCGTCGCCGTATCGGCTATAAAAGACAATCTCTTCGACGCGTCCGCGATTCAACTTGTAATCGACATATTCCCCAGAGAAGAACTCGATGATTGGATATTGCGACAAGTCGGTGTCGAAGCTGATCTTAAAAGCCCCGTCGCCCGTAACAAGCACTTCTTGGATCGCCTTAGATAATAGGCTCTTCAACCGGTTCTCTTTCTCAATCTCTTGCCAAGCCTTGACGTCTTCCTCGTTCACGCCTTTCTTGTTGCCGATGTCGACGCTTAGAAAGTCAGCAATGACAACATCCGTGAGCGTGTTCACAATCATGCTCGGAAGCCCTGAATGAATCTTCCGGATGTTCATGCCCTTGCTCGGCGACGACGCCCAGAAACGCGCTCGAGCAACCTTGTCATGCGCCACCTGATGAAAGAACTGCTCGATCTCGGAAGGATCGCCGCGGTACAGAATGCGGTTCTTCATGACGTTCGCCTCGTACCCGTACAGCTCCTGCACCGTGATTGACCTTGACGGCATCTGTGTTATGTTAAGCCATGCCGCAATACGCTCTTTGAATTTATCAACGATACCCATTCGTTATCCCCCTGTAATCAATCTCGGTTTGAACGGTTGAATTGAATACTCGTCGCTGTCTAAACAGTCGACGGGATAGCTCCCGTCATCGACTCGCACCCATTCTTTATCGGCGTACTTGTCAACGTCCCACACGGCCATCTCATACGCTTGGAACCATTCCGCCATGTGCTCAGCCATCTTTTTACGGCCTTGATTGATGAGAATTCTCATCGTGTTAATGCGGTCAAGGATTCCATCCTTCTTGTATGACGGCGTGATTGTCATGCCTTGCAAGCCAATATCATCTAGAGCCTTCCTTAACGCTTGACGGAATAGCTTATCTGCGGCCTCAGTGAAGACATAACTAGCTGCCAACCTCGGATAGACTTTCGTCCACGGCAGGATGAAGTTCGCGATCTCGGCAGCGTATTGCGCGTGATCCTTGCCGCTGTCAATGCCTTGCTTGTGGTAATAGCCATCAATGCCAACCACCGTGTCATAATTGGCCGTGAATCCGTTCAGTGTTGCCACCGTTGCGTCAGTGCCTCCAATGTCGACACCGACCGAGAAATCAATAAAGAACTGCTTTTTGATCCACTCTCGCGTGACGGCCATGCCCTTATAGCTGTAACCTTCATAGATACGACCGGATGCGCTTGTTCTTAACCCTAAGATGTCACGCTTGAACCATTGCGAATCTCTGTCATACGTCGCAAGCTCACGCCTGAGCTGATCGTCTGTTAGGCTCATATTATCGACGATGGTCATGTGAGCGTAATTCATACCGTATGCCGGATCGCTTTTTTGCCGCTCCATGTGGAAGTCTAAGACGTCCAGATAAAACCAATGGCGCGGAGGCTTTGGGTTCAAGTCCATGAAGATTTGACGTCTTCCAGATGCAAGCGTCCGGTCAAAACATTCTTGAACGAACGGCATAGCGCACTCATTGACCTCGGTGATATACACCGTGCCCAATGAGAACCCCTTAATCCTCGCTAAGTCGTTGATCTTGCCGCCCCCGGCAACAAGTACAATTTTCTGTCCCGTCGGCGTGTTGATGTAAAGCGCATCGATGTTCTGGTACAGTCCCTCACGGCATCGCCCAGCGAATATCCATTTCAGACCAAAGCCGTTGGAATCGATAATATTCATCTTGGCTGCGCCTTGCGTGTAACCGGCAGCCAGATGCAACTTGTCCGGATGAGTCTCAAGCGACATCGCCCATGCGATCAGGTTTGTTATGTTCTTGCTTGACCGCTTGCCGCCTTCCAGCACGTTCAGCCATGCGACCTGCGAGCGGATGATGTAATCGGACTGTTTTTTGTTGATCTGAGCGTAAGGGATCAGGTTAGACGTCTGCACTACACTCATTCGCCCTCACCCTCTTTCTCTTCGTCCTTTCTCGGCGTCAGGAAGTCGGCTAAAACTCGCTCCGCCTCCG